ATAGCTGTGTCTGTTTCAGGACTTGCAAGACTTACTCGCATGTATGTCCATGTACGAGCAGTAGCTGCCGGAATATCAATAGTTTCTTTAACTGAACCTAAAGCAGACGCACTACTTAAAACAATAGTTAAGTCCCCAGCAGCATGAGTTGTAGAAGATTTAAACCAGAACTCAAGAGTGTCATACTTCGACAGGTTTAAAGATGTGATGTCTTTGTACCCTACCGTACCTGCTGAAACACTAGATAAATAAAATCGGCTAGAAGAACTGTGGGTTTTAAAGTCTTCAGATTCTGTAGCTGTCGTTACGCCTGTGCCATTAGTCCAAGCTGCATTAGCTTCATCGACTTTTGCTCCACGGTAAGAATTTCGATAATCAAGGGAGCAAACCGCTACCATAGTTGAGGGAATGTCATACCTAGAATCAAGAACATGCCCGTGGTTTGACTCATCTTCGTCAGACACTAAACCTCTAGGAGTTCTTTGAATTACCGCTTGGTCAATGAACTCATGGATTCTAGCGGGGGCATACTCGCTTCTCCAGTATTCGTAGGTGTCTGAAGTAGCCGTAGAAGCCGTAGCAGCAGGTTTAAAGGTAAATGTGCCAGTCGAGCTTGCGTAGTCTGTAACACGACGGATAAGACCATCGTTAGTACCAGAGGTGAATACAAGCCAACCACCGTTGAACTCGTCATCTCCACCTATGTAGTTAGCATCAACAAGAGTTGTGGTGCTTCCGTTACTAGTTGCCGAACTTGCAGGAGACTGGTCTAGGTTTGCTGCAATAGACCTTCTGATTTGCTCTCTGGTTCTGCTTTGAAATGCAGCCACGATGTACCTACTTGCTTGCTCTGCGCTTTCTTCTCCAGTCGGCTAAAGACTTTAGACCACCTTTTAGGTCATCTAGTTTTTCTTTGCTAACCGGATGGGTTGGTTGCTGCTTTGCAAAAGCTTTTACTTCTTGCTCCGCAACTTCTCGTTCTTTATGAAGGAGTTCTTCTAACTGATGTCCTTCAAGTCTTGATGCGCCGGGGATGTAAACACTCTTTCCATACCCGACATCAAAGGTTTCTTCTGACGGTTGTCCGATTACACGTTCAACTTCTTTAGAAAGGCTAACCTGACGATGCCCCGCTTTTCTACCTGCGGATACAGGTAGCCATATTTGTTGCTTCGCCAAGTTAGCCTCCTCTAAAAATTAGTCTAGGTTGTAAAGAATTACAGGAGCGTATTCGTTATCAACACCTGCCAAGCTAACAATCCTAGCAACGCCACCAGTTGTATCTGCGCCAGCAGCCAAAAGTTGACCAGCATGGTTTGAACTAGGACCAAGCGGTGTGTTCAAAGCAGGAGTTCCGTCTATCTTTGCGACAGACAAACCTCTGGTCTGAATCCAACCGTAGTAGTTAGCAGTAAAGTTATTTACCGTAACGCCAACTGGTCGCTCTGCAAGAGCAGCAGTACAAACGATTACATCCTTGTATGGACTCTTCATTAGTCCAGCGGTGTCTGTTCCGTTAGTAACAGCTTGGTGAAGTCCGTTTTGGTCGTCAAGGGTAACTGTTGCTGCCCCACCTGAAGCAAAAGCGTCATGCTTTTCAATCTTGTAGAACTCATGCACCGAAGTACCGGCTGCGTTAAACCAAAGATAGCCTTCTGCATAAAGGTTTTTAGCTGCTTCTGTACCTTCAACAGTTACAGATATTGTTTGTGAGCCAGCAGCAGTTGTTGCTACTGCCAAGTCACCATCAGAACCGTGGTGTGCTACCAAAGCTTCTGCTGCAACAAGCAAGCCTTCCCCAATAGCTGTACCGCCATTGTGGGTATACCGAAATTCTCGTCCGTCTGCAAACTGCATACGAGTGCCAAGCTTGTGCTTCTGGTCAGAAGTTTCTACTTTTTCCCACCCATAGCTTCCTGCAATTGATACTGGAAATGCCATTTTAATATCCCTCCTTGGGATAAGTTTTAACAGGTTCTAAGCCCTGCGATAGTCCGATGTTAAAAGGCTCGGTCTATCGTTACACCTTTTTTCTTGGTCGTCCTCGTTTTTTCTTAACAGGGACAACATCGTCTAGCTTACCTGAAGCAACAGCTTCGGAAAAGGTTTCAATCTTCTCCTCTACTGGTGCTTCAGGCTCAGGGGGACTTTGAACAAAGCCTCTACTTAAGTATTTTTGGAGAAAAGACTTAGGCAAGTTGGGACATTCGACCCAAGCATCCATGCTTGGTTCATACTTCCACAGAGAGATTTTTTCAGCTCCCCCTACAGACATTTCAATCCTACTATTTTTAGAAACCATTATTCAAAGCCCCTTGAATTATTAACTAGTTGCCGGGTTAGGCATGTCGTAGAGCAAAGCTGCTCCCTTAGTGTCATCAACTTCAAAGACTGCGTAGTCTTCAGTAACAACAACCTCAAAAGCTCGGAGCGATGCGTCACGCTCTCGCTCTTCTGAGCGACCACTTGCGGACAAGTGACCCATAGCTGTTTTATCGGCAACTACACCATAACCGGAAACGTGACCACTAGTACCTGTGTACTCAATGTTTCCATCCTCAAAGAATGGAACACCGGAAAGTTTCACGCCAGAGTAATAATCCTTTACTGCTGGCTTGTTGAAAGCATCAGGCAACGGGTAAGTTGCTAGAGTGTTTCCAATGTCAGTTGCTAGTTTCCAAATAGCATTAGGGTGATGCACAACAAAAAGATCAGTACCAAACTTGTCTGCTTTAGCATTGGCAATAATAGCCGATGCGTTTGACAGAGTAAGGTTGGCGTTATCAGCACCAAGAGCAGTACCGCCATTTAGGGAAGGGAACAGGGCAATAATGTCCGTGTCCTTCTTCCTAGCCATAGCGTCACCCATCTGGCGACCAATGATCTTGTACACATCTTCGTTGTTCTGTCGAAGAAGAGTATCGGTAATAATTACCTTAAGACCAACTTCCGCTGTAGTTGCTGTAACAGTTGAGACATCAATGTCTTCACTGTCGATCATGTCTTGACCTTCAGCAAGGTCTTCAGCATCCATCTGAGCAACTTTAGGGACTTCTAGTTTGTAGTCACCCTTTTTAAGATTGAACTGCTCAATAAGTCCAACCATCGGAGCGTTATGCTCCTCAGTGTATCGTGCCTGTGCAAGCATGATACGAGACATGTTCTGGAGATTTCCAGATGTACTAGTCTGTACTGCCATGTTAATTTTTTACCTCAATCAAAAACGGTAAGACCCATCTGCTTAGCAGCCGATCTTGCCATGTCTGTACTTACCGCAGGGTCTCCTGCGTTGTATCTGTCTAATACAGAACTAGCGTTTGTTGGGGCTACGTCAACAGCAGGTGTTCCCGACCCATACGTTTGAGATGGAATAACACCCTGCAATCTTCCTTCAAGGTCTTTAATTCTCTTGAGGGATTTAGCATGACGCTCCATCTCATCAGGGTTGGTAATATCCTGTAACTCTGAAAAAGGGATGTTGTGTTGAGATGCAAGTTCATAAGCCCTAGCAAGTTGAGTTCGGCTGTTAAGTTCCGAGTTAACTTGTTGGTTTTGACGAGTTATCCTGTCAACCTGTTGCTGAGTCACAAAAGCTTGTTTCGCATAAGACGCTGTTTCTTGCGCCAACTGCTGTGCGGATACGTCGTCCATACCTTGATTTAAGAATCTAGTTCTAAGGTCTTCGTAATACTGACCTACTTCTGCGTCAAGGTTCTTTTGATTTTCTTGCTCTTTATACTGGTCCCTTTGAACCCGTTCATTTTCTAGTTGTGCTTCTAATTCAGCCATTCGCTTGTCTGTAGAAGATTGATACTTCTTAAATTCAGGCGATTGAAAAACTGAACCATCTGACTGAGTGTCTGTCGTGCCTTCGCTTGTCCCAATATCACCACCCTCAATACCTACTTCTGGAACAGCGACTTCCGCAGGGGCTTCTAAAGCCGGAGCGTCTTCTATTACAGGGTCAATATCTAAATTGATGGTTTCTACCGTAGAGTCGGTTGGCGTTCCTTCTCTCTCAGTTGTCATTACTTATTCTCCTAGTAAACGCAACACCTGTTAGATGGTACGTAACATTTGTTTTAGGTTTTAACATAATACTCTATCTTGCAGCAATTGAGCGAGTTAATTCTATCTGCTCTTCTGCGGAAGGAACTGGAACACGCCCGTTTGTGAGCCTTTCCCTTGCTTGGTTAGACTCAATAAAGCTTCTAGTAATTGCGTAATACTTACTGCTTAGCTCATCTATTGGAGACTCTTTAAGTGCGTTTCCAATAGTCAGCCCTTTAGCTTTTGCTGCCATTCTAGCGCGAGCTTTCTTTGACTCAAGATTAATTGCAGCTTGGTGGTTTGGTTTTACTAACCTGTAAACACTATTAGGAACCATAAAGTTCGACTTGTTGGCAATAATGTAATCTCTTTGAGTAGGGGTAAGAGATGAAAGGAACTTATCTTTTGCTTCTTCAATCTGCTCATCAGTTAAAAGGGCTAGCATTTCAGGCGAGTTAACTTCTGCCAGCATTTCGTAGTACTGGTTTTGCGCTCTCTTTAACGGGTTGGTTTCTGTTTCTTCTTCAGAATTTCTATCTTCCCCGAAATAAGCTAAACGCAAGCCGTGCAATTCTGCATCAACCCTATCCATGTATCGGTAGATACGACTAGCTTTTGCCCCGTTTGGAAGGTTGCCAGACATAATTGTTTCTATAAATTCGTACTGGTCTTCTTCAAACTTAGCTACTTGCTGCGTGTACTCGCTAGGAACAAACTCAGTCCCTTCGTAGTACATTCTGTTAACGTACTTTTGCTCATAGCCATACAAGTCTTTGTAAGCAATCCCCTGCAACTCCATAGCGATGTCGTCTTTGTCAGGGTAAATGCCTACGTTAAGTCCTGAAGCAGCTCCTGCCCCAAGCAATACTTGAGTAAAACCACCATCTATCTGTTCGGTAGAATCTTTAATTTGCTGCACCATTAACGGAAGGAAGTCTTCGTAGTTTGTTGACTGCCCCGGAATAAACGTTGACGGTCCAGTAACTTCTTCCCCAAAGTAATCTGTACCCGTAATAACCCCTGTTGCACTAGCTCCTAACGGGCTAAGTTTTGCTCTAGTAAAGTTACCGATCTGCCTCATAACATCAGCGTCGAACTCTGTTCCTGACCCGCTTACTTCTTTTCGGTCTCCAGTAACTCCGTAACCTGCACGGGCTATAAATCTCCAGACAGAGCCAAGACCCATAGTAAGGTCTATATTCATTCTGTCTTTACTAACTTTTAAGAAAGATGACTTACGCCAGTCGGTTTCAACTTCAAAGCCATTCATTGCTAGCAGCCCTGTTATGCCTCCAATAACTCCAAAGGTACGAACAAGGTCTTGAGACATCTGCTTGCTAACGTGAGCACCCTTGTAGCCCCCAACTGTAAAGTTGTCGCTTGATTCAATTATGCTTTCAGGATTTATTCCTAGCTTTTTAGCATGTGCTTTAGCATCTCTAAGCGCACCTGCTGCATCTGCCCCTTTAGCAAATCTCTTAGGCGCAGCGTCTAAAGCTTCTTTTCCAAAGTTCTTTGCAACTGTAAACGGCACTTGGAACCTAGAAGCCATCCACCTTGGGGCAAGTAAAACAGTAGAAAGCTCAGGAGCAATTTCATCTAGCTTGCCTAGACTACCCCTGCCAGTAGCTTTGTTTAAGAAGTTGGCATAAGCATTTAAGGCTTCAACTTTTTTCCCTTCAGGAACTCCTGAATTTATAAGATTTTTATTAAAATCGTTTAGCATTTCGTACCTCATTTTATTGAGGTACAAAGTGTGGAACCTTTCACCAGCTTTAAACGGATACCCGATAAATCTTGCTTTACCAGCAACATTGGTAACTTTTTGCATAAACGGGTTATTCCGAACTGTTGCAGGAAGAACGTTGCCTACTGAGTTAAAGATGTTTCCAAGAAAGGCTTCTTCTCTGTGAGACAGCGGACCGTCAATGTCGGAAATATGTATGTTCGTCTTTGTGGTTAGATATGTGTACTCAGGGCTTTGAGTCATCATGTTCATCTGAGCACGGTAGTTACCAGATGAATACATGCCAGTTAAAGCATTGCCTAAGTTCCTGTAAAACAAAGTATCAGGGCTTTTGTACCAACCATTAAAGTCCCCTTTAGCAAGATGCTGCAAAGACCTTCTTGTTGTGATTGGCTTAACTGCCCCACCAATGAGCATCCCTCCCTGATTCCAAATTGCTCCTAAGTCAACAGATAGCAATAGGGTTCTAGGCAGGTTAAATATCTGGGTAAAAATATCCCTTAACATTTGTAATTTGGTTAAAGGGGTAATAGACCTGTCTTTAGTCTTTAGTCCTAGTGCCTCCCAAATAAATTGAACTTCATGCGGGGCTAGCACCTCAGCCGTTTTAAGAGGCTTAGTTCCTGCCATGCCTTTTAATCTTGGTGCTGCCATTGCTATTTCAAGTTCAGCAGCAGACCCGACATGAGGGGTTTCAACTCCTATAAGTTTCTTTAAAGCTGATGCGTAGCCATCTCTGTCAAAAGCCCTTATCAGCTTGGACTGCCCCTTACTTGCAGGCACATCTTTTAACCGCTCAAAGCCAGTATTTAAAAGTGCCTGAACTTCTACTGGGTGAATCTGTAACGGCTTAAACCCTCCGGGTTCAGATTTTGTTAGCTTCTTACCAACGTTAATTCTTTTTTCTTTTTCAACTGCGCTTATGTATGCAGGGTCGGACTTAGGGAGTTTGTGTGCTTCTTCGGCATCTAAGATTATTTTTGTGCCTTTAGTTCGCGCAGCTTCTATGTCTGCATCTCTTTGCTTCCTAAAGGTTTTGTACTCTTCACTATCAAGTCTTCTTTGAATTTCTGGAATAAGCCTGTCAGCAATTAAAGATTCACCTTCTGGGGTAATAGTTCCATCAATTTTTCTGAAGTTACCTGTTGTGTCTGTAAGAACAAAATCAAGCACTTCTTTATTTACAGGAGCATTAACGTTTTTCCCAAAGTACTTACTGTACTCAAGTTGAGGGGGAGTTAAGTTACTAGCAACTTTCCTAGGGATGCCATGGTATGAAGAAATAATTAAACCTTGTTCAGCTTTCCTTTGCAGGTCAAGGATTTCAGCACCTGCTCTAGCAGGACCTTCAACAGCCCTAGGACTTGCAACAAGTTTCTTGTCCATTGCTTCCTGAACAGCTTTATCGTTTAAGTCGTTAATTCCTGCTGTTCCTTCTTCTAGTTTTCTACCAAAACTAGTAGGTGAACTTTCAAGTTCACCTTGAATAACGGTGTCATCTATATCGTTACCGTTAGGATTGTTCTTGCGGTAGAAAGACCTAGCCCCTGCTGAGCTTGGCTCACGGGCAGCTATGTCAGACATAATCTGGCGTTGGCGGTCAGTAACACCTGTAAAGGTTGTGTTTATATCAATTGCGGAAACACGACGAATATTTTGTTTCTTCCTGCCAATGTTTATCCACCCAAACGGGGCTTGCAGAAGCTGGTCAGCTATTTCTTGACGCTCAGCAAGAGTCAGGTCTGCTCCTCCACCTAGTGGCTTAGTGTGCATAACCCATCCAGTACCATCTTCTACTGGTTTGCCAGT